AGCCATTTATTTCTGGTGAAGCTCCACGAATGACAGAGGCTTGGGCGCGTGTACAACTGCTTACTAACGAATTGGTTAACGCGCTCAGGAAAAATCCGAGATATGCCGAAGGCGAACGAGAGGATATAGCGAAAATAGTCTCTTTGACCCCGGGGTTTCTCTCTACTGGATCAGCTTACAAACAAAAGATTATTGGCATAGCCATCGAATTGGAAGATAGGTTGGAAGACGACAGAGTAACAGCGGCCGATACGGGCGCCACTGCAAAGGCGCGCAGAGCAGCAACGGAGAGAGTCGGTATCATTGAGGACTTCCTTGAGAGCCTTTTGCCAGAACGATTTGGAACGAATTTGGGTGAAGACCAAGCCAAACTAGCCTATCAATACGTACAAAATAACCCAGATAAACCTTTTCTATATGAGGAGAGTCTAGATGACTGGGTAGTTAGGCGTTCTAAGATGGAGACAGAATAGATGCCTGAACCTAAGGAACTTTTGGGGTGGAGTGAGGAAGAACTCGAAGCTGGTTTGCGTGTGGAAATAAATCCCCCAGTGGGGGAATCGCTAGAAGAACCACGTCATGGGCAACAGACTCCCGATCCAAGTGTTAATTATGAACAAGAATTATTCGCCAGGACGGAGCGGGTCGATGCCCCCACTGACCCGGCAGGACCACATGAGCTTTTAGAACAGCGTCAAGCAGATATATGGAAGGAATTGCTCTATGACCGGACAATAGCTGACCAACAACCCGACCCACCTCTTAGTGAGAAGGTCACGACGACTGCACAAGGCGTGATTTCAGGCGTTCTGGAGACAGGCCCCCCAGTTGCTGGTGCGATAGCGGGAGCCAAGATTGGCCTTGCTCTTGGCGCGCTGACGGGGCCATTGGCGCCGGCCGCCGTGCCAATTTTGGGAATTGGTGGTGGGGTGGTGGGTTGGACGGCTGGCGTGATGGCTGGGGAACAACTCCAGTATGGAGCGTCCCAAGTGACCATTCCATTCGCGGAAAGTCCCTTGACTTTTAGGAACATGGAAGAGGTGCCAATAGCGTTGCGCCCCTATGCCTATGGTGGAGAGATGTTCGGCGCGTCCTTGCCTGTCACTGGGGCGCTATTTCGTGCTTCGGCTGCTGGCGTCCAGTTCGCCAGTAATTTGGCTGGCAGATGGTTAAATGGTGTCATTGAATCGGCTAGACGCGCGCCAATGAGGTTCTTTGCTTTAGAGCAAAGCCTTGCGGGGAGTGCCGGCACTGGAACCGGATATGGAGAAGCAGTCTTTCCAGGCGAGCCCGTCGCTCACATTAGTGGCGCGGTAATTGGTGGGGTTGTCAACCCAGTGCGTCTTTTTTCAGTAATGACTTCTGGTGCCATACGCTACGTTGGTAAAACTCTTCGGGCGGTGGCCCCAATGGGGGGTGCCTTCCTGTCCCCAGTTGTTCCAGGTATCGTGCCTTGGATAGAACGAGCGAGCGCGCGCCAGGCCGTTCGTGCGCTCATAGAAATCATCGAGAAGCGTGGGGAAGACCCAATTGCTATCGCGGCTGCAATTCGCGAGGCGCAACGGGAATTCCCAGACCTCAATTTGACAGCAGGTGTATTGTCCGGAAGCCCCGTGTTGAGGGAGTTGGAAGCGAGTTTTGTTCATCAAAGTGGCCAATTTGGGGCGGCGTCGAAGCAAATGGCCGAGGATAGTTTGCAGGTGCTCAGAAATATGATCCATATTTTTGAGCAAGTAGGTGATCCACGGTCGCTCCGTCTGGCAGCAGAGTTGCGCCAGGAGCATCTCACTACCCTTCTTCATGCCCGTATTCTAAGGGGCGAAAATGAGGCTTTGGAAAAGGCTGCCTTGATAGACCCGAATCGTGCTGGGTCTCGCGCGCAGTTTGGCGTCGAGGTTGGTGAGATTATGGAAGAGGTTATAAGCGTCCTGCGTAAGTCTGAGCGTGAGTTGTGGGATAAGGTTAACAAGGCAGTTCCTGGTAGCGCCCTTAATATCGTTACGACATACGATTATTTGAGCGCGAACCGGCTTATCGAGGAAAGCTTACCGGGGGTTGTGGAAGCCTTTGTCAAGCGAATCACCGCGACCCAAAATTTTGGCACAACGTCTGGAGAGCTTTTGATATTTCGGTCAAGAATGTTAGCTCTTTCGCGCGAAGCCGCGGGCCGAGGGGACTGGTCTGATGCCCACATATATGGCGAACTCGCGGAATCGGCGTTGGATGATTTAGGCTCCTTGGGAGCTGGCTTGAAACCCACCTCCAAAAATCGTGCCCTTGTGGAAGCTAATGAAGCGGATATGCGTGCCGCCCGAATGTATTCGCGTGAATTGAATGAGGCTTTTACCCGCACTTTCGCTGGCAGAACCCTGCAAGTAGCCTCAACCGGCGCACGTCGTATTCCACCAGAAATGATTGGGGTCCGCGCTTTTTCGACGGGGAAAGAGCTTGGGGAGTTGCACTTGCGCCAATTGGGGGATGTTGCGAGGCACGCTTCAACAGAACACTTATCGCGAATGCTAGACCTTCAAGAGAGGATCATCCGCAATGCGGCTGGGGCGGTGATTGATCCATTGAGTAATCAGGTAATCCCCCGTCGCCTGGCGAAATTCTTGAATGACAATGAGGTATTGCTAGATAGATTCCCAGAAATCAGGAGTGCGTTGGAAAATGCTCAAGAAGCGAACTCCCTCTTAACGGCCACAAGGAGCCGCGCCACCCTCCTTCAAAAACAGGTCGATAACAAATCGGCCTTTGCAAGTATATTGGATTTTGAAGACCCTGCCATGGTCCTTAAAAATATTTTTGAGGGTCAGTTCCCCGCTAGGGACTTCACCGCGATGGTGAAATTTGCACGCCGTTCTAGCCCTGACGCCATGAAAGGCTTGGAAGCGACAATCTATTCATATGCTTATGATAGAGCCCTCAAAGAAACCGGCCAATTTAGCTTCGTAGCTTATCGCAATGTATTTGAAAAGCCATTGACACCAAATGGGCCTGCTCTCAAGGATTTGTTACTCAATGATGGAATCATATCCAAGAGACACTACGACCGTTTGACTAAAATTCTCAACAGGGCAACAAGTATCGAAAAGAACATGAAAGGGGCACGCGACCTTGGACATGAAAGACTCCAATTTGGGTTGACCTCTTATCTTCAAGATTTTGTGCTTAAAATCACTGGCGTGCAATTCGCCCATCGTGTGTATGCAGGTATCCCTGGCGCCGGACCAAATTCATTGATCGTTGCCTCTGCCGGTTCCAGCTTAATGAGACAAGTATTAGATAAGATACCAAAGGCAAACACTCGGTCAATTTTGATGGATCTTGCATCAGACCCTAAGCTTATGGCTATTCTTCTCGAAAAGGGGGTAACGCGATCCGCCCAAATTAAAATGGCCCGGAAACTCAATGCTTGGCTAATCGCAAGTGGCATCACTACATTGGATAGGCCAGAGCGCCCGCCACCATCACCAGGGACGACTGGCAATGAGTTTTCTGCGCTATTGTCAGGGCCAGATGATACTCCACCAGACTTCGACCTTGGCCGAAGTGAGGAAGAAATCGGTCAAATTTTTGACCCATCCGAAGAACAATATCAAGCGTTGTTCCAGCCTCAACCGGAAGACCAGCCTCCTCAACCGGAAGACCAGCCTCCTCAACCGGAAGACCAGCCTCTTCAACCGGAAGATATAGCGCCTCCATTACAATAGGACATTGATATGACTCTCGCATCTGCGACCACGAAAGTCAGCTACGCTGGCAATGGGTCAACGGCTTCGTTCAGCGTCACGTTTGTCTATTGGGATAATACGGACATCGAGGTCATCCTTCGGAGTAGCGCTGGAGTTGAAACGACCTGGGTGCTGAATACGCAGTACACCTTGTCAGGTGGGGCCGGCTCGACCGGCACTCTCACTGTCGATACATCCCCAACGGATTACACTCCTGCTTCGGGCGAGACCTTGGTCATCAGGAGCAAGCGTGCCGACACCCAGGGCACGGCACTTCCGCTAGGTGGAGCATTCCCCTCGACAAACGTTGAGCAGGCAATTGATCAGATCGTGCGGATGGTTCAGCAAAAGGAGGAGTTTCTTGGCCGGGCTCTCTCCGTTCCCAAGACCGACACGGCGACAGACTTGGAATTGCCCATCGACAGCGAGAGGGCATCGAAGTTCGCGGCTTTCGATGCCTCGGGTAACATCATCGCATCCACTGGGCCTACGGGAGACAGCACGATTCCAGTGACGAGCTATATCGAGACCTTGTTGGATGATTCCAATTCCGGGGCCGCTCTTACGACCCTCTTGGCCGCAGGTACGGCCATCGTCAATACCTTCTCTGCGACACAGAGATGGGCCAAGGGTGGAGACCTTTCAAGCGCCTCGCCGTTGGTGCTGGACACGGACGGCAACTACTTTGATGTGACTGGGACGACTGGCTTTTCGGCTATTACGGTTGCGGCTGGGACGTTCTTTATGCTCCAGTTCGATGGCGTGCTTACCCTGACGCATGGGTCTACGCTCGATTTGCCAGGAGAAGCCAACATTATCACGGCTGCTGGCGACCGCCTCATTGGCTTCGCTGAAGCTGCGAACACGGTCCAGGTGGTGTCTTACTTCACAGCGGCCAACCCACCTGGACGGGGTGCTGTGACGGCTCAGAAGCCCATTACGGTAGCATCGTCAGCATTGGCGACCGCCTCTACGACTGTGGCCACGGATGATAGCATTCCGCAAAAGACGGAGGGCGACGAAGTCTTCACCGCGGCCATTACGCCCAAGGCTACGGCGAACCGGCTCGTCATCGACGTGCATATACTGTGCAGTACGTCAGCGGCTGGGCGGGGTATCGTGGCCGCGCTGTTCCAGGATACGACGGCGGACGCGCTTGCGGCCACTGGGCAAACGTCGAGGGCTGCGGATCAAATGGAAGACCTCTCGTTCCAACATGAGATGGCTGCGGGTACGACGAGCGCCACGACTTTCAAAGTCAGAGTCGGGAATAATAGTGGGTCGATGTTTATCAATGGCATTAGCACCGGCCCGGCTCGTGTATTTGGTGGCATCGCCTCATCCCGCATGACAATCACGGAATATTGGGCCTAAATCCACAACAGGAGGTTCCCATGCACAGCAAGATGTTCGCCGCGTTGTTGGTTCTGTTTTTAGCCTCATTGGCAACACCGGCAACACCGGCAACCAACCCTCCGCCGGGCATCGAGCAGATGCATGAGGAGATGCTTTTCAGTGTAGCCTTGATTCGGACTGGACGGGGGAGCGGCTCCGGAACGGTTATTTATTCGGACGAGATCGAGGGTCAGTGGGAGACCTATATACTCACCAATTATCATGTCATATCCAGTGCCATACGCCGACAGACCATTTGTTGCGATGAGAATGGAGAGAAATACGACGTGGAGAGACGGTCTCCCGTCGATGTGCTCTTTTTCGAATACAACCAGTTGAGCCGGCCGATAGGGAATCGAGGGAAGCGGGCTACGATCATGGTGTTCGATCAGCTCGCTGATCTGGCGTTGCTTCGTCTTAGCGACCGCGAGAACGGGGTTCCTTTCGTTGCTCGGATGCATGATCCCGATGATCCTCTTTACATGTTCGAGCAAGTTTGGGCCGTGGGCGCCGGGCTCGGGGAGCCCCCGTTTGCAACGACGGGACTACTGTCGAGGATTGATCGCGAGATTGACGGATTCTCTTACATCGCCAGTAGTTCTCCGATTATTTATGGCTCGTCTGGTGGGGCGCTTTTCAGACACCGGGTGGGCATCGCCGATGCCGGACATTATGAAATTATCGGCGTGACGAGCATTGCACGGGCCGCTGGCTGGCAACTCGTGGAGCATATAAATTTCTCCATACCTATGGCTACGATCTGGGGATTCCTCCGGGCTCAGTGCTTTGGGTTTATCGTTGGCGATGAAGTGGAGCAACCAGTGTGTCTCCAGGGCGATGAGAAATGAAACCTTCTCCGGTTCTTGGTGGGCTCATGGCGATGGTTGCTGTCGTCATTGGTGGATTGGTCTGGGTGATCGATGTCAAGCATAATGCCAGTCAAGCACGCGACGATATTAGGCAACATAGCCAGCTTGTGGGACACACTGATACCATGGTTGGCATCGCCGAGATCAATAGCTCCATCGTGGCACTCACCGAGAGTCTGGAAAAACTCTATGAGAGCCAGACTCGCATGGAAGCCCGCATATATGATATCCAACTTCTAATGCGCTTTGATGGCCAAGGCCCCCGGAGTGAACTCGTAGAACCTGCCAACTAGGAGAGATGACATGATGTACTGGATACAAGATCGCTTGAAAGAGCGGAGCACATGGCTTGGGATCGTGAGCTTTCTGACAGCCGCTGGTGTGACGTTTGGCCCCGACCAAGCGGAGGTGATCGTCTCCGCCGGTCTGGCAGTCGCGGGGGTGGTGGCCGCGTTCACAAGAGATTGATCTTATGATACGCCGGGAACATCGACGCTTCACTGGCGCGCCAAAACGGGATACGGAATGGAACACCGACTTGAGTGATGGTTGCACTCTTGTACCAGATCGGAAAGATATGGTGCATTGCTGTGTCGAACACGACAGGCGTTATTGGCTGCGTGAAGGATCGCGGTCAGATGCCGACGCGGCTTATCGCACATGTATCATTGAGGCGGGCCGGCCTGTACTCGCTCGGGTCCATTGGTTTGGCGTGAGGATATTTGGATGGCTGTTTTGGAATACGTGACCAAAATGTCTGGATTCCCACGTTCAAGCCGTGTCTTGGCCCTGCTCCTTTTGGTCGCGGGTTGCTCCTTCAATCCCCACGACAACGCTCAAACCCGCGCTGGGATCACAGATGTGCAGATACAATTCTGCTCAGTTGGCCCGGTCGAGGCACCCACAGCATACGTGCCATGTTTGATCAGCTACATGGATGGCAAAGAGCGCACAGACGTGAAGCTCTCGGCCGATCTTGGGAAGGGGCTGATCGAGTATAAAGCTGGTGGCTCGCTCGCCTTTGATGGTCAAGCGTTGCGCGCCGCGGTCGAGAAGGCGATGCTGGATGCCCAGGTCAATGTGACTGGGGAAGTGGTCGATGCCATCACGACGGCAGTGATCAAGAGTATCAAACCACTTTAGTCTGGATCATCCTCGCTGTTCCGCCATCATGCCTATATCCTGGCGATAAGTTTCTTCAAGCGCGTGCCAGCGCTCCGCAGCAATCGTGTCAGTATCAAGCTCGATCCGACTATCGACGTGGCAGATTTTTCGCACAATATTGGCCACATCGCACTCACCAGGGTGTCGGGCCAACAGCCAATGCGCGAAAACAGCATCTCTACAGAGGATGCCGGCTTGCTTGCTCGATTTGATCTCACACCAATGTTGGTTAGTCATGTGCGATTGAACCTCAAAATGGGACTTCATCGCCAAGATACGTTTCCATATCTTGCCCTCCCTCCTCGCCACCACTCTCTTTGCGAGAATTGAGCATGGTGAGTTGGCTGCGGAAGCGTTGCAACACCACCTCAGTCGAATAGCGGTCTTGGCCCGATTGGTCCTGCCACTTGCGGGTTTGGAGTTGGCCCTCAAGATAAACCTTGGAGCCCTTTGAAAGGTATTTTGACGCCACCTCCACAAGTTTCTCGTCGAAGATCACCACCCGGTGCCATTCGGTGCGCTCGCGCTGCTCACCCGTTTCTCTATCCTTCCAGCGCTCAGAGGTGGCGACAGAGAGGTTCGCAAGTTCGCTGCCATTTGGCATGGACCGCAACTCAGGGTCACGCCCCAAGTTTCCAATAAGAATGACCTTGTTGACGCTACCCGACATTTGGATTCTCCAGATATATTTTGCGGTAGTCCTTCGCGTATGTGAGAGCGTCGAGGTCTTCTTTGGATAGCGCCTGCATGTGCTGTTGGTTCATTTTCCACCAGTCAGTTAACTTATCAAGGCTATCTACGTTTTGGACGATAGTGATTGAATTTTTGAGCCATTCTTCAGTGGGGCCTGTGGCTGAGGAACTCTCGTCTTTTTCTTGCTCGCTATTCTCGTTCTTTGGTGGCGTGGCCCGCTTGGCCATTACCTTCTTGCCCGCGGCAGTTCCTACGATGCTGGCGGCGTTCCCATCGTCATCCTCATCTGCTGGTGCTATGCCTGTGATAGCAAGCAAATTATACCGACGCAAATAAGTGATGCAAGAACCAACGCCTTGAGCGTCGGGCTTGCTAGGGATTACAGCAGGACCAGCAAATTCTATTATCTCACCTGACTCATGCATAAGTATGGTCTCTACTGAAACGGCTCCATTTTCGCCCGTGTGTGGTGTTTGAATGATCGCGATCCCAACGTTGTTAAATGCGGGGTACACGGCATCTCTCACAACTGCGAGAGAAGCGTAACGTGATTTGAAGTGTGGATTTGCGGCGTCCTTCGCTACGTTGGACACAGTAGTCTGGGCTTTTACTAACGCGGTCGCAAATTCAGGCGTCATTCTTCATCTCCTTGATTCTCAATGCGCCGTTCTTGGCGCGATTAACTTGCAGTCCATGCCCATGAGCATGTTTCACATCGGCTTCGATCAAGCCCTTCAATTCCTTCTCGTGCGCCTTGTGCGCCCCGAAAGCCTCGTTCGTTTCCAGCCACCCGACAGCGCTGTTGGCCCATGTGTTGTTTCCGGTCATATCCTCAACCCTCATATCATCGAGCGCGATCTCCACTGGCTCGGCCGGCATATCAGGTGGAGGGGTATCGTCTATGACATGTGCCCAGAACTCGCCGCAACGAGCTTCCAACAGGTCGATAGCCTCGTTATCGCGCTCAATCTCAAACCGTTCCCACGTCGTCGTTCCGAATATAACCGATAGGTAGACGTGGTTTGCACCGGCACATGACATTTGGTGCTGGCATTGGTGATAATAACGGGATACCACCGTTTCAGGCTTGCTGAATTGATGAACGTGTTTGCACTCTACGATATCAGGGGGTGGTCCTGTCTCCTCCACCTCGAAATCCGTCTCGGCCGACATGAACTCGAAGTCTGGGTGCTGGACCCGGCGGCCAGCAATTAAGGTTACGCCACAACGACGCTGGTATATCCAGCCATTAAGGTCTTCTGTGACCTTACCCATGAGTACGGGTATTACATCGATCAAATCCTTGGGCTCACGACGCCCGGTCTTCTCCTCCCAAAGGTCGAACCACTCGCCCGCCATAATTTTACCGGCATCGGACGAACCTACACCTTTGCCACGCTCCGCATGCCAGGACGCGGGCTTGTGGATGATCGCTTCAACAGAAGCAATGGTCATGGCTGATCACACTCTATCATCGGTCATCTCCCATGCGTAAATTTCGATATGCCTCACGCTCACCTTCGTCTTGTTCGGTCGCGAGCCTCGCAAGCTCCTCATCGCTTGTGCCGGCGAGCAACAGCGCCGCGAATGGTTGGGGCGCAGATACCCATTTCCCATCTATTTCCACTTCAACGCCTATCACATCAATTTCCGGACCCCAATAAGTATGGCGATTTTCAGGTGGGCCATAAGGTTGGGCTGGCTCGCCATGCTGGCAATCGTAGTGGATGCGAATCTCGATCTCAGGGCAGGCGTAATGAATATAGCGGCCACTGCTCATCACTCACCTCACGTCATGCTTGTGTCTTCGGATCATCGTTTAACCCCCCCCACGCTGTCTTCCTCAAGTTCTTTCAGGGTTTTTCCTAACGCAGCCGTGTTTATATAGTCCTTAATATTTTCCATATGTTCCTCGTCTATTGCCCCAATATTAATTTCATTTGTATTTACATGGTGCCATCCAGGAACTGTTATTCTTATTTTGTAACCATTCCAATTAAATTCTTGTACCCCCCGAAAATGTGTGCGAACAACACTTCCCGTTTTCCTCGTATGTGTCCTCACTATGTGAAATATTCTTTTCTTCTTGCCGCTTGGGCCTACAGATAAATCTCGGTCTTTAAAAAAATACGGTGTCCGTAAAATATTAACGCTAAATACAGCGGCCATCCGACCCTTGGCCGCTTTCACCTTTATCATAGCCTCGGCTGCGGCTATTTGAGTATTCGCAGTTTGGATAAAGAGTGACGTTAGAAATAGCTGCACGTCTATGGTGTTCTGCTTAGCCCATTCTTTAAAAAAATCGTGGATGCCCCATTCCCTTTGTGGCACAGTAAATGTAGAGCCTCTGTCTCTACCCTTTGTTGCCCGGATCGTGATACTTTTGTTAAAAAGAACTTTTAGTAGACGGACATCTCCGCTGGGAGAAATATTTATGGCGAATTCAGTCGGCGCGCCATTGAAGCGAGCTTTTATTGATGCCCTATCGGGATGCAATGTGTCCCAGTACACGGTGCAAACATAAATATCGCCACTACTGATTGGCTGCACGGAAACTGGCGCTTTAGACGGATTGAATTTATGAAAATAGATTGCAAAAGGAACGAGGCGTTTCCTCTCTTTGTCTATCTTGGCCGCTTCCGATCTACTGCCATACAGCACCATTCCAAATGATGGGCGAAGTTCAAGCCACCGTGGTTCCAGAGCCTCTCTGCTATACTCTTCATTTCTCTCCGGTAATATATGCGCGCCGATCTGTGAGTATAGGTTATATGCGCTTTTATCGCCACGCTTCATACGCTTCAGGATGATAAAATACCTGTCGAGTTGATCTAGTATAGTGTCGCGGAAATAAAATTCCCCGTACTCGTCAGGTTCTGTGGCCTGTGCAACCTTGGAGTCAGGTTTTGTGGCCTGTGCAACCTTGGAGATTGCCCTGCCGGTTGGAGGTTTGAAATAGGCTATTATTAGCAGCCAAAATTTTCTGAGGCTCTGCATTACATTTCTCTCAACATTCGCTCTCATATCTCGTTCCCAAATCTTTCACCTCAACCATTCTCGTGCCTCCTCTCCCAAAATGGTGTCAGCAATCTTAATTTTGCTCCGAAGTGTCAAGCGGCCTGGGACATAGACGCTCCTGCCTCGCTCCAGGTGATGCTCTCGACTTGGAAACGGCCATAGTAGCCGTTGTTACGCGGGCGGAAACGCCCGATGCCGATAAAGCTGCCAGCGTTCTCCAGATGATAACGGAACACGTCCTCTGTCACGGTCTCGTCGAGAACAAAGAAAACGACCTCGGCCTTCCACTCCCGAATGACCGGATAGCAGCGCATAACTCTCGTTCCCGATCCGCGCTTGCCATCCGCGTTCACGAATAACCATTCGCCTTCGACATCGTCAACTTTCAGGTCCAGGACAGGGCCGTTCATGACTAACACGCCAGCCTCGAAGTGCTTCGTGTAAGTGTTGTTTCGCTTGCCAGGAATCTTCACGGATAGATACCGGGCGGCCTCGGCGATGCAGTTTTTGAACGCCATTGGCGGAATGAACACTTGTCCATCAACCGTGCCGTGACAGCGCTCGCGCCAACAACGCTTCTCGAAGTCACCGGCTGACTCTTTGTCATCACGTTCGGACTGTATGAATTTGGACTGGCTGTAGGGGCTGAGAGAACGGATTTGGCATGTCGCGGTCTTCATCTTGTTTCTCCTCGGTTAGAGTTGCGGGGTGGTGCGTTGCGTTGCGAGGCGGGGCGATGCGTCGCGTGGCGTTGCGGAGCGATGCGTCGCGATGCGGGGCGTTGGAAGAAACATATAGATTGCGTTGCGTTGCGAAGCGCGGCGAGGCGGTGCGTCGCGCGGTGGGGCGATGCGTCGCGCGGTGAGGCGGAGCGTTGCGTCGCGCGGCGTGGCGTCGGGATAAAGGTGTAAAATACGTTGCGTTGCGAGGCGTGGCGTTGCGGCGCGGCGCGATGCGCGGCGGAGCGAGGCGACGCGCAGCGTCGAGTCGCGATGCGTCGGGGTAAATGTGTAAAAATACGTTGCGTTGCGTCGCGATGCGAGGCGTGGCGTGGCGATGCGTTGCGTCGCGGTGCGATGCGATGCGATGCGCCGGGGTAAAGGTGCAAAAGATACGTTGCGTTGCGCGGCGTCATGTTGAGCGGCGAGGCGATACGCGGCGTCGCGATGTGGTGTGGTGCGGGGCGGGGCGATGCGTCGCGTGGCGTTGCGGAGCGGCGCGCGGCGTTGTGCGGCGTTGCGAGGCGTCGGGGTAAATGTGTAAAATACGTTGCGTGGCATTGCGTTGCGTAGCGGCGCGTTGCGAAGCGGAGCGAGGCGAGGCGCAGCGTCGCGCAGTGCGGCGTTGCGGCGCGGAGCGAGGCGATGCGTCGGGATAAACATATACGTTGCGTTGCGAGGCGTGGCGTTGCGAGGCGACGCGGTGCGATGCGCGGCGATGCGTTGCGGTGGTACATTACTTGAAGGCCTCTAGCGTCTTTATCAGCGGCAGTTGCTGGTGAGCTTGCTGCACACGGCCTTCAAGTTTCTTCACCGAATGGGCCTTCGTAATCGTGGAGAGCGCGCCGAAGAGGCTCATGTAGGTGTTATGCTGGACTTTCGCCTCAGCCGGCAGATCATCAAAATTGACAACGCACGCGAGACGCTTGGCTGCTCGCCGCGAAGCACGCCGCGTGCCATCAATATAGCGTTGGCTGGTGCCGACGATCTCGTGATCGTTGAGCCTTTTCAGGCCTTCGCCATATACGGCGTCCAAGATGATGCCATCATCTTTTTGGGCGCGGCGACGGGCGGTGGAGAGGGCACCGTACAGCTCAAGTGGGAACCGGCGATCGATGAGCTTGCCAGTGTCCTCATCCGTCTCCATCGGGCGTCCGCCAATGGCGGCAAGCTCTGTGTAAAGTACCACCTCGCCGATGGACACTTCCTTGAGCCGTGCATATAAGAGCCGAGCCTCGACGCTGATTTCAAAAATTGAACGCTTGGTCTGCTGGGTCATTTGTCACTCCATATATGCCCCTAGCACCCGAGGCGATGCAGAAACATTTCACACTTTTTTGCCAGCGTCAATATTAAATGTGATTTTTGTTGCATCCCCCCGCTACATGTGAGACATCATAGCGATGAACCTCGATATCGTGATTGCCCGCCTCCAGGATTGGAGGCGTAAAGAGGGGATAGCTCCTTCCGCTCTCGCGCTGGCGGCTGGCCTCGGGATCAACACGCTGCGTGACATGGACAGCGATGGCTGGTCCCCGTCTTCCAGCACGATACGCAGACTGGAGCGATTGATCGCTAACGCGCCTCCGGCGCCTAAGCGGAAGGTGACATGACAAATGGCAGGGCTCAAGCCGCTGGAATCCAGCATTCATAGGCAAGTAGCCAACTACCTGGACATCGCGCTTCCTGTGTCGTCTGTTTGGTCTACCATCGGTCACGGAGGAATGCCCCTTCACCCCCGGACGGCTGCGAGGCTGAAGGCCCAGGGCCTCAAACCCGGCATACCCGACGTGCTTATTGTTTGGAAGGGCCGAGCAATTTTCATCGAAATCAAGCGGCCGGGTGGGCGGTTGTCGCCAGCGCAGAAGACCATGCACGAGCGCATCACATCGGCCGGGGCTGTCGTCGCGACCTGTTTTTCGGCTGAGGACGTGGAGAGATACCTCTCGGTCATCATGCCGCTCCGCGCGACGGTGGCCGCGTGACCACCGCCCGCGAGCATCTCCCCAACCGGCGTGAGTGTTCCATCGAGGACATGAATCACGACGGTCTCGACTATTCTATGTCTGTCGGCTTCGATTCCCGACAGAAGCTGAGTGAGGTGTTTATCAGCACCGTCAAGGGCGGGTCGAGCATGTGCGCGATGCTTGAGGATTTCGCCGTTGTCGTCTCCGTGGCCCTCCAGTACGGCGTGACGGCCCGAGAGCTGGGCGCGTCTATGGGGAGGGTGCCCGAGGTAGAGGATGCCCTTACGCCTCGCGCCACGTTGCCGGCGAGCCCCCTGGGGCAGGTGCTGGACAGGCTGGCCGAGATCGAGAGGGGAGAGGCGGCATGAGCGAGATTCAGAATAACGATGTCGGCTGGTCAGCCTTGCCAGAGGCGCTTGGCCGACATGGGCGCGGTCGCTGCAATGCAGGGTTTTTTCTCCCTGGCCCTCTCTGCGCGCCGCGCTCGACTCTTTTATAGATGTAGTGCTGGATAGGCTGGCCGAGATCGAGAGGGGAGAGGTGGCATGAGCGAGATTCACATCATCAGCCTAGGTGCTGGCGTCCAGTCCAGCGTCATGGCTCTGATGGCTGCGCATGGGGAAATAGACCGACCAAATTGCGCCATCTTTGCCGACACACAGTGGGAACCGAAGGGTGTCTATGAACACCTTGATTGGTTAGAAAGTGTCATCAGTAATCCGTTGCGTGTCGATCACCCCTTCCCAGTTTATCGGGTGACTAATGGGAATATACGGGAAGACGCCCTGCGAGGCCGTAACACAACCGGGCAAGAATTCTCCTCTATGCCGCTTTTTACAAAAAGCGGTGCAATGGGTAGGCGTCAATGCACCAGAGAATATAAAATTGACCCCATCAGGAAAGAGATACGGCGTATCCTTGGTGTAAAAAAGGGTGCCAAAGTGCGGCATAAAGTTACCCAGCTTATAGGTATTTCCACCGATGAAGCTGGACGGATGAAACCGAGCCGGGACAAGTGGTGTAAAAACACATGGCCCCTTATTGATGCCGGTATGTCTAGGGTGGATTGTATCCGTTGGTTTGAAAAAGAATACCCCGGCAGGGTGTTGGCTAAGTCGGCCTGTATCGGTTGCCCCTTCCATAACGATAAGAGTTGGCGCGACAAGAAAGTCAACGATCCTGTGTCCTTTGCCGACGCAGTTAGTTTTGACGCCGCCCTTAGAAGTGGTGGGGATAAGGGGCGATTTTACGAGGATGTGTTTCTACACCGCTCCCTCCAGCCCCTCGACGAAGTGGATTTCCATAATCTGGAAGATATGGGGCAACTAAATATGTTCAACAACGAGTGCGAGGGGATGTGCGGTGTCTGAGATGGTCAACATTCCGACAGACCTGTTCGACCCTCGCCTCTACGCGCGGGCGATGGACCCCGACACGTCCCACGCCGCCGCTGAAACAACGGAACAGATCATTGCCCGTCATGTCGAAGCGATCTTGCGGGCGCTGAATCGCGATCCTCATACTGGCTTGACGGCAGAGCTTATCGGCGATGCAATTGGTCTGACAAATGTTCAGGTCTGCCGCCGTCTCGCCGCGATGGAGTTGACGGGGCTGATCCGGCGGACGAACGAGAGGAAGCGGCAGCGTAGTGGCCGCCTCGCCATTATTTGGCGGTTATCATGAGCGACTTTCCATCCATTGGCCCGGAAGACGACAAGCTCTACCGCGTTGGCAAGTGCTGGCACTGCAACACTCCGCTGTACAGCCGGAAGCAAGTACGGCGCTCCAAATGTGGGCCGTGTGGCTATCAGCCGTCAGACGTTTTCACGTCAGGTGAAGAGGCAACACTCGCCTTTCTCGCCAGGCCAGAATTCGCGGACAGGCGAATCCGAGTAACAGAGCTTCAACATCCGATCCTAGCCCAGAGGCTGGCCGACCGTGGCTATCTGGAAATATGGACAGAAAAGGTCATGATTACAGACCGCGGAAGGACCACAGCCAAGAGTTTAGCGGACCAGGCATGAGCCCCGCCAACGCCCTCAGCCTCACGAAGCGTATGCAAGACTGCCACAGATTCATCGTCGAGTATCAGCGCCTCCACGATGGGGCTGGCCCAAGCTACCGGGAGATTGCGGCTGGGATCGGCTCGAAATCAACCAGTAATGTGCATCGGTTGGTCGGCTGTCTGGTAGATCGTGGATATGTTCGCCGCGGGCCGGCGGGAGCCAGTCGGTGTCTCTCTGTGCTGCGAGATAAAGCCAACGAAATAGCGGCCGAGCATATGGCGCACCGCTTCTGCCAGGGTTGGGGTCTGTTCCGCATCGCTGAAGAGGCGGGAAAGGTTTTTGATGGTGGAATCACGGAGGAGGATGTTCAGTTAGCAGTTGCTCTCGCATGGATTGGGATCACAACAAAATAGGGAGGCCACATGGCCCGTATACGGACTATTAAACCTGAGTTTTGGACCTCCGAGCAGGTCGTGGAATGCTCGCCAATGGCCCGCCTGTTGTTTATAGGACTATGGAGTTTTTGTGATGATGCAGGACGACACCCGCTTTCTCCACTCCGCATAAAGATGGAGGTATTCCCCGGCGACGCTATTGACGGCCCGGGCATATTGCTATTGATCGAGGAGTTGTCTGAGAATGGACTGGTAAAGGTCTACACCGTTGAAGACAAAGAATATTTACAGGTGACAGGATGGCACCACCAGCGAATCGACAAGCCGCATATTCGATATCCTGGCCAAAAATTCGAAGACCATTCGACGACAGCTCTACGACTGGTAGGCGAGGGGTCGCCCCCGGAAGGGAAGGGAGTGGAAAAGGAGTCTAATATAGATCACCCTACGGGTGATAGTCCTATAAGCCCCACGCAATTACCATCTGTTGATATCGCCAAGCGCCTTGTCGGCATCTGGAATGAGGTGCTAGGAGAGAGCGCCAGACTGACGAAGGCCAGAATCCCGACCTTAGCTGCCCGTTTTCGGGAAGACGGGGAGGATGGCTGGCGAGAGATGTGTGGGCGTGTGGCAGCGTCACAATTTCTTAGAGGGAAGAATGATCGTCGATGGCGTGCAACCCTAGGCTGGGCGTGCAAAGCCGAGAATTACGCGAAGGTAATCGAGGGAGCGTACGATGGAGACCGAAACGACCCGAACGCCATTGGCGGCTATCGACGAGCGATGGCTGAAGGACTGGCTCCGGGGCTGGCGACTGGGAGATCGAATACCGGAGGCGGTGACAATATCGCGTCTTCAAGCGGTAGCGACGACACTGGAAGACCAGCCAGCGACGCAGACCGAATTCTGGGTGGTGATGGAGCCCCTGTTCAAATTAGCGGACACATTTGGGCTGCCGACGCCGACGACTCCTGCGATTCAGCTTTACTGGCAGGCGATGCAAGACCTCCCAGCGTGGGCGGTGTCAGAAGCAGTCGAGACGCTCATCAAGACCTGGAAATGGGGGAATCGTCTTCCCCTTCCGGCCGAGGTGAGGGAGCAAGTGCCGAGCACGTATCTCAGCCGTCTGAGATTACGGAGGAGCGCCGAAATGGCACTGAGCCGCTTGACCGACCAGATTGCGATTGAGACCCGGGACTCCGCATCTGAGCAGGATGCTGAGATGGAAAAGCATTGGGCTTTGTGGAGGAGGAAGAGCGGATGAGAAGCATATCCCGCGCGTCAGCTTGCCAGGTCAGCGTCTCGTCATGACTCCCACCAAGTTCCTGGCGCTGGTAGGGTGAGATGATGCCCGAGGGCACCAACGAGGAGATGGCGAGAGCGGGAGCCCAGGTACTGGAGGAATGGGAAGACGGCGGCCTAACATCGCTGAGTCTGGAGGAGCTAGCCATGCAGGTTTTCATCGCCATGGCCCGAGAGATTCGGTGGCCAAACTGAGAGCGGTGGCGAGGCGTGTCAGCGCGCTCATTCTGCTGGTCGCTTTGATCGCGCTGATGATCGCGCTGATGATCGTGCTGGTGGTCGTGTGAGGCAGCCCCAGGTCGAGGACGAGCAGGGAATCCCTCCGACCGCTCAGACGCTGGCAAAGTGCCGCGTAGATGTTGTTTTGAAGCTGAATCGGGCCGGGCGCCTGTGGAATGAACACCTGGATGCCGCTCTGGAAATTCGGAACATCTGGCAGGCTTTCGGTCGTGGTTTGCATCCGACAGCCGGCAGTCTAGACTGGTCAGGGAGCCAGCCGAAGAGGGCTCGGTTCAGGACACCTCTCGACCGCATGTCTCGGACGGAATGGGAGACATGGCGGCAGAATTACGTCCCCTGGTCGAAGGCCGAGGGACAAGTCATTATCGGCCGTGGCAAAGCGACGAGGCTCCGGCTGACTCTCGACATCGTGGCGGACAATTGGGGGCTGAGAGCAATCGAACAGGCTTATGGAATGAGGCATGGCCTCGCATACGCCAGCCTACGCGCGTCGCTCCAGCAGTATGGTGTGCTGGCTGGGTGGTTGCGAGGTGATTAGCGCTTAGAATCTAAGAATCCCTTGGACGTGGGGGCCGTTATTACTGGTTACTGACTACTTATTGCTGGGTAGTGCTCTTTACCGAACTTCACCATCTCCTTAATCCGTCTCCAGACCTCCTCCATGTCGCAGCAGTAATGCTCGTCAGAAAGATGGTGGTCTAGCTCCGTCGCAAGATTTTCAAGCTCGTCGTTCATGCTCACCCAGGTGTCGATATCATCCCTCTCATAACTCAGCTCGAACTCTGGATACTGCGTGATGAGTTTCTTGATCTGGTAGTAAGCAGGGTTCGACTTCGACCTGGGCTTCGATACGTCGATCACGGGCTTGGTCACGTTGTCCGAGATCAATTCGTAAACCTCCCGGACCCGTGCGCGGCGCTTCACCCTCTTGTCTTTGATTGATACGATTTCCCGTATTCGTCCGCAGACGTAGCGCCGCCCACTGACCAGTTGCCAGTGGTGACCCGCCGAAATCAGGAAGACCCGTCCGGGCGTCCGGTCCTCTTTCGATTCCCGGAGCCAACCCGCAAGCGTAGGTTTGTGACGGGTTCGATATCCCGCACTCCACATTTTGATGCCACAAGCCTCAAGAGCATGTCGCACCTCTGAAGTGTAGGTGCCTCTCACACAGGGCTTGCCTGTCTGCTTTCGGATTAGCCTCGCGGCCTCTCCGGTCGTCAGCTTGGTGACAGCCGAGATTACGGATGGTCCGCAATATCGGTTCTCGTCTTTGCTGTCCTCGATTGGTCGTAGTTTCAGTTTCATAAGGCCTCCTTATTCGAAGACCCCCACGTCCAAGGGATTCTTATTCACGATGTCAAACAGCTATCGGTTATCGGCCGATGGTTTATTTTGGCACATGAATGTGGCGACGGCATGACGCAATTACGGTCATTCTGTGGCACGGTTAGCTCTGCTCGGCTGCCAGCCCTAACCACCGCACCTCCTCGTCGTGGTCCTGCGTCACGCCCTCGCCGATCCCGTACATCAATCCGAGGTCGATTTGAGCCCTGGCATAGCCCTGCTCGGCTGCCAGCCGGTACAACCGCACCGCCTCGGCGTAGTCCTGCGCCACGCCCTCGCCGTCGTCGTACATGACACCGAGGCGGTGCTGGGCCTTGGCATAGCCCTGCTCGGCTGCCAGCCGGTACAACCGCACCGCCTCAGCATGGTCCTGCGCCACGCCCTCGCCGTTGCGGTACATGCCCGCGAGGACAAACTGTGCCCTGGCCGCACCCCGCTCGGCGGCGGCGAGTAGGTTCTTGGTCATGGTCATGATGATATTCTCCTTATCGTAATAGTGCGCCACCCGCGCCCCAATGTTTGATGACAAGTTGAAGAACCTCTTCCAGGTCGGCGTCAGGACGATGCCAATTGGCACCCTGGCGAGAGGTGTCCTCGATGAACACTTGCTCGTTCGGGGATGGAAAATCAGTCCACCAAACCGAGGCCCAGATTATACCGCCGAGGGCCATCGCACCCATCAGAAGAATGGCCAAGGCGTACCACGAAATTATGCCGATATCGCTGCTCATAGTTGCCCCCCCTCGCTCGCCTGCTCGGCGGCCAGTCGTAACCACCTCGCTGCCTCGGCGTAGTCCTGCGCCACGCCCTCGCCGTTGTTGTACATGAGGCCGAGGTTGTACTGGGCCATGGCAAAGCCCTGCTCGGCTGCCAATCGATACCACCTCGCCGCCTCGGCGTAGTCCTGTGGAACGCCGAGGCCATAGCGGTGTCGATCTCCAAGCCTATACAAGACGTTAGTCCTGGTGTTGGTTTCCGCCTCCGCCGGTAGGCCCCAGGCCTCCGAGAGGCGGTCCAAGGCTAACCTGACAGCCCGGATGTGGTCAGAAATCGTTATCTGTGATGTCGAGTCAGAAATCGTTATCTGTGATGTCGAGGTAGTCATGATGATATTCTCCTTGTCGGACTGTGTCAGATTTCGGTGAGGCACCACGCCACCACGAATACGGTGCCGACGGTGACGAGGGCGAGCAAGACCCGCTCGGCCCGGTGATTTTTATCCATGATCGGATACGCCTTCTGCGAGAGTCCATATCTCGTCGAGTACGCCCCGCACCGCGTCGATGCGGGCCTCATGCATTTTTGACAATCTTTAATATCATCGAAAAATTCCTGCGTTCCGTCGTTGAGATATTGTGCGTTCCAGCAAGGTTGAAACGGTTCCATCTTCCCCACCATGTCGGCAGGGGTTGCGATGTGCCCGGTGTAAAAGCCGTTGACTTTGTTTTCGCGGATCGCTTTCAGGGTCACGCTTTTTTGCCATCGTGTCATGGTTCACTCCCTTTTTTCAGTGTTGCTCGGATGGTGCGGAATAGTGCGGAATAGTGCGGAATAGTGCAAATTAAGCCGCGCGCTGGGCCGCCGCCTGTTGTTGCAACTCGTCGAGGTAATCCACGGCGCGCTGGGCCGCCGCCGCCGCCCGGAAAATCAAGCGATTATCCCCGCCACGAATCTGCTCGATCCAGGCCGCGATATAGGCCGCGTGGTCGGGACGCGGGGTTAGGCTCACGCCTAGCGTGGCGCATAGCAGCGCAGCGCCCATTTCGGCTACCAGTTCCTCCTCCGCATAGCTTAGGCGCCGGTCGAGCCGCGCGGCGGCGCCGGTCCAGTGCATGCACTCGTGTAGAAGCGTGGCATAAAAGGCGGCCGGATCGTCAAATTGCCCCATGTCGGGGATGCCGATCATATCCGCGCTGGGCCTATAGAACGCCCTATCCCCGCCGTGTCGTATGACGGCGCCCGTGTTGGCAATGTAGGTGTCAACATCCGCCAGGCGTTCTCCGCTATTGCGCGGCGCGGCCGGCGGCGGGTTGTAGCGTGGGGGTAGGCCGTCGCACTGGGCGGAATTAAAAACCGTATATCCGCGCGCCATGGGTATGGTTTTAGTCTCGCCATCCCGGTCGCGGTCGGGGACCGCAATCGGCTTGAAGAACACGATTCCCGTGCCCCGCTCGCCTTTACGCACCTGACCTCCGACCGCCGCCGCCTGTTTATATGTGAGCCAGTGCGGCGACGGCCTGTTGGCCATTGCGAGAATAAACACGTTGACGCCCCGATACGGCTCGCCGGTCGCCCGGCGGGGAAGCCCGCCGCCGCCGCCGCCCGCCCAGGCCCTATGCCAAGGGGGTGTACCCGCTTCGAGCTGCTCGAGGATCGAGCGGGTGACGCTTACGACTATATCTTTCTTCATGGTCTTACTCCCTATTAAGTGCGGAATTAAGCGGCAACGGCAAATGGGCGCAGGGCTTTCCCGATGACCGCGTCCCGCGCGGCCGGGGAAATCGTGACGACAAATTGCTCGGCCCCGCGCGGATAAATCTCGGCCCGCTCGATGCTGATCAACCGCCAGCCGGTTGAGCGGCGCACCAGCTCGATGGTGGTAGAGATGGCGGGATATTTGTATGCGTTCGCGCTCGGCCCGGCTGGCGTGTATTGCACGCGGGTGCCGACCCGTAGCCGGCGCGGAATGCTGAGGCACTGACACGGAAGACGGCAACAATGAATGCCAGCACCTTCAAGCATAAGTTCGGCGCGGTCGGCAATTTCGCGAACCCGCCAGGTCGCGATTGTGTGCGCATTGGCGCGGCCGTTTACCTTGGCCAGCGCAGCGCTTAGTTTGGCCCGAGCCGGCCCGCGCGCCGTTTCCAGCCGGTCTATGGCCTCCCCGTGGGCCGTTTCGTTTTCGGGCGTGGGATAGCTTCTCGCGCGGGCGCCACAGACGCGGCATTCGAGTTCGGCGCGCGTGAGAGTCGGGGACGTGATTGTGATATTCATGGTTTTCACGGTAATACTCCCTATTAAGTGTAGATTGCGCAGCAATTCAGATTAGACTCCTATTGCTTGGCGATTTCAGAAACCAGGCGGCGCCTGGCATCCATTAATCCATGGTCCGCGATCACGATATTACGCGCGGCAATCGTCGCGCCTTGGCATAGGCCGCAAGTGTCACATTGGACGCGTTTGCCGCCTTCCGCGCTTGCCGGGCATATAGCTTCGTTTGCCAGTGTCGGCGCGTCATGTTTTCTGACGCGGAATGTTCGCCAGCCCTTCGCGGTAGCCGTTGCCACGTCTGCCTCGTTGTCAGCGCTCGCCATGCATAAATTCTTCAAGCCCGCGCCAATGCGGCTTCGCCATTGGTGGGTATAGCCGGTGCGATTCTTGACTCGTCGCGTTGCTGTTTTCCATACGCGCGACGGTATCGCCGCAGGATCGCCGTAGCTACCAATTCGGAAAGATAAACCGGCGAATAGTTCCTGCAATAGTGCTGCGTCGAAATCGAGGCCTGGAACAGCGTACCTTCCGCGATGGTAGGCATTCCAAACGGACAACGGCGCCTGATAAACGCGGACGTAGCATCGCGTTTTGCCTTTATTTATTGGGCGCAATTTACAGTTGCCACACACGCTGGCATCGTCGCCAGTTTTCAGCGCAAGGTGCGGCGCGATATCCCGGCGCATGATAAATGTCTGGACCATCGCGCCGGTTTTCTCATTCCCGGACGCTTCTGTAATGCGGCAAGCTATGGCGATAATTGGCGCACCATCAATTCGCGAGGGGCCACCATATAAAACAACGCCCGTGAAATCGCGGCGCTTTAGGGCGTGGCGCAATGTCTCGATTCTTTTAATCATTACTGAACTCCCTCTGGTTCCACTATTTGATCTTAGCGAGGGATTAAGGCGACAATATGACGCAATTAAGGTTTCTCTGTGGCACGGAGAAAATTTGCTGGCGATGGGCAGAAAAGTGGTGTCCAGGGAAGCCCGTGGAGAGTGATTCGAGGGCGGTTGATACCCATGCCCCCACAAAGCCGAGATGCTTCTTGGCGGGGCTCCTAGCCCATTCTAGGGCTATGGGTGTCCAAGGGGCCGCTTGCCACGGAATGACCTCGGTTTCGTCATAAATTGGCCATAATTTTGTGAGCGGAAATTGCTAAAATTGCCACAGAGAAACCTTTAGCGTGCCACATTGCCGCCATAATTTTGCGGGACACTCAGGTGGTAGGAAACCAATAGGAGTCAAGAGCATGTATGTTTTCCACGAGGACCCTGGGCACGGATGGCTTGAAGTGACACGGCAGGTCGCCGCCAACGTTGGCTTGATCGCCGAAGATTTTTCCAGGTATTCGTATCGCGATGGCGATACCTGGTATTTGGAAGAGGATTGTGACCTGCCCACGTTCGCGCGGGCTTTTCGCAATAAGACAGGCCAGCTTCCCCATATGACTGTCAAGCGTGTCGAATCTGACAGCCGTATCCGGGGACTTCCCTCGCTGCATAGCAGGTTGCCGGCCTTTGTAGATTGGGATGCCGAATAAAATCGGCGCAAAGAAGGGCGCGCTCCGGCGCGCTCTTTTTTGTGCCCGTGCCATGATGTTGCCTTAATTCTATGGGATACTCAGGATTGTCGAACGCAAGGTTTCTGACAGGGAGTTTAGACAATGAAATTAGATATTGATTGCGAAGAGTTCAGCCTCGTGCTCGAGATACTCAAGACCCAGTGTGCCGATATGATCGCCCTCGATCCAAGGTCGAGGATTTTTAATCCCGAGCAAATCATGAGAATCATCGAGAGGTTGGAGGAAAAATCCGAGCCTCGCCGTTTCGATCCTATGCGAGGCCGCAAGCGACGCGGATTTGCAAACCCCATTCGGAGGGTTTCGTAAGCAGCGGCCCCGACCTCGAGAAGGGCGCGCTCCGGCGCGCTCTTTTTTTGTGCGCGTGCCATATTGTTGCCTTAATCGGACGCTATTATGAATACTCCCAATGTATGAAAAGGAATATAAGCATGGTTAAGGTTAATGTCACGCAATCACAAGCAATTGATAAGATCGTCTCCCAAGTCAGGGCGGCTGAGCCGGACGACGTGGAGGCTTTTTTGGTTCGCCAAATGATTGCGACCCCAAGGTCCTGGAAATTTACGCCCGATCAAATTGATGAGATTGAGGCGACCTCCTCAAAAGGGGCGCGCGAGTGGGTGGTTATTGCCCTGGCCCTTTCGAACGGGTTCATTTTTCCTGTCGTGCCATTTGGCGTCGTGCCTATATCGAGTACGCCCGAATAGCGGGGTATTCCAGGAAAAGGCCTCACTCTCGAGAAGGGCGCGCTCCGGCGCGCTCTTTTTTTGTGCGCGCGCATGTACAGGATTGGGCCGATGGCGCCGGGTTTCGGCCGGTAAGCCATTGGTTTGCAAACCCCACTTGACAAGTTCCTGGAAGTGTGTGCTCTTTCCAGCACCTCGTTGTTGTTGCTTCTCCCTTCGATCAAGCTCGCTGCTACGTGATATGCAACATATTGCTGACACATTTATATGAATGAGATCAGGCCCTGATGAATGGCCTTGACGAACGGCCTTGACGAACGGCCTTGACGAACGGCCTTGGAGGGTACTCGATCTCTCGTCTCCCTCGCCCCAAGTCTCCAAGCGCACCCAAGCCTTAATATTGCCACATTCATGTGAATGCATCCATGCCATGGTATTGCCTCACCCAAGCCTTAATATTGCCACATTCGTGTGGGTGAGATTGCCCTGATATTACCCTGTTGTCGCCACAATGCTGCCACATTCGTATGGATGCGATTGCCTCAATGTTACCTCATCCATGCCACAATGTTGCCACATTCGTGTGAGTGAGATTGCCTCAATGTCGTCATGCTCTTGCCATGCTGTTGCCACATTCGTATGGATGTGATCGCCACCAAATGACCTTGCTGTCGCCACATTCTCGCCACATTCGGCAAGGGGGGGGGGGCGAAACAGGGGTCCTACAAAAATATTTGCAATCCCACTCCTGGCACTCGCTGGATTTTCCAAAAATTGATAGGTTGTTGTGGCGTGGTTTGAGGTTTAGGGTTGTGTCATGACAATAAGGCGGCGTGGCAATAAGCATGTGCTTGTATCCTCTTCCGGGAAGAGGTTAGGCACGCACAAGACGAAGAAGGCTGCACAGAGGCAGGAGAGGGCTATCAAGGCGAGTAAGGCTTCGAGGAAAGCCCCGAAATAGTGGGCCGGCTTGGCTATATTAGAGAAACAACGAGGATCATGGCATGACGCCGAACGAGGCAGCAGACGCGATCAGCTCGCTCCAACCTGGGCAAAGCATCATTTACCACGTTGGACACCTCATAGAGGACCGTGAGGACCGAAAGGTGGCCTTGGATGGAAAGCGTGGGGAGTTGAAGCCAAGAGCCAAAAAGGCGAAGGAAATTGGCGATTATATGTGGCGGTTTCTTCATGATTTGCAGGACAGGACCATCCCAGGCCGAGGATATTTGTTGCAACGTCGGATATCCGAGCCCACAGGCCCCAACCGTCGTCCAGTGTTCCAGTATATATTCGTTAAGGCCAATCCCATCTCACTAACAAGAAATAAGCGCGCCAATCGGATGAGGGGGTAGCGGAGCGATGGGCAAATTTGTCCATCGTTCGAGAAAGAGGCCTTAATAGGGGGGTCTCTTGACATGGGGACGGAAATGTAGGCGTAATCTGTACAATTTCGCGAAACGTGTGAGAGTTATGCCCACCCCTGGATTTCCAGTGGTGGGTTTCTTGTTTTGGAGTGTCCGGATGGCTACAGCTAGTTCTGTACACGAGGAGGGCGCAAAGAAGACGCGCCGGGTTGGACAGAAGAAGCGCAAGGCGCACCAGATTCTAGTGGCGCGCCGGGTATTGGAGATTTACGCCGCAGGTGGGACGATCAAGGACATCGTCAAGGAGTTTGGAAAGCAGCCCCGGCACCCATACACCAAGAAGAAGATGACTACGGACAAACTTCTGGAATGGGCTTTGGACGCGATCTTGAGCGATGAGGCGAAGGAAATCGGACGCGCCCGGGTGATGGCGGAGCTTGGGGCCGTGGCTTTTGCCGATCCCGAGGCTTACGCGAAATGGGACGCGGACGGGGTGACCTTGGTGCCAAGCAAGAACTTGACCCAGGAGCAACGAGCGGCCATTGCAGAGGTGATCGATACCAAAACCGAGCATGGACGCAACGTAAAGGTGAAGATGCACCCAAAGATGGAAGCATTGCGCTTGTTGGGCCAAGCCACAGGGCTGCTTGTGGACCGGAAAGAGCTGACTGGAAGGGGTGGAAAGCCATTGCAATTCGAGGACGTGTCCGCGCGTGAGGCCCTAGTCAGTCAATTGGAGGGAATGGCGGCTCGGGTCTCGGGCGAGTAGATATGGACGCCCCTGGTCTTGCCGAGGAACTGGCGAGAATACCACCAGATGCTCGTAAGGCGGCGCTTGCCGAGCTAAGTGACAAGCAAGTCGAGGCTTTGCGGTGGTCGTGGCGGTTTTGGGCGCGTCCCAGCCAACTGCCACCGGAAGGCAACTGGGCAACGTGGGTCATGCGTGGTGGTCGGGGGTCAGGAAAGACCAGGACAGGCTCTGGTTGGATACAAGAGCGCGCCATGGAACACCCAGGACGACAGATTGCAATGGTCGCGCGAACCCCGGCTGATGCGCGGGATTACATGATCGAGGGGCCAGGTGGTATCCTGAAGAATACGCCACCCTCGTTTCGCCCAATATACGAGCCATCGAAGCGCCGCTTGACCTGGCCCAATGAGACTCGGGCAACGATTTACTCGGATGGCGAGCCGGATCAGCTTCGTGGCTTCTCGGGCGATACGGCCTGGCTCGACGAGTTCGCGAAGTTCAGGAGCCCCAAAGAGGTTTGGGATAATCTTCAATTCGGGATGCGCGAGGCGAGTGGGGATAAGCCGCGACGCTTGATAACCACCACGCCCAGGCCGCTTGCCTTGCTTCGAGACATCGAGAGGATGCCGAGCACGGCCGTGATCGTGGGATCGTCCTACGATAACCGGGCGAACCTCGATCCAAGCTGGTTCGAGGAGACCATCCAGGCCTACGAGGGTACGCGCCTGGGCCGGCAGGAAATCCATGCCGAGATACTGGAGGATGTTCCTGGCGCTCTGTGGACCCAGCGGGCCTTGGATGATTACCGGGTGGCGCAAGCCCCGGAACTCAAGCGTATCGTTGTTGGTGTTGATCCTTCCATCGCTGGAAGTGAAAGTGCCAACGAAACGGGCATTATTGGCATGGGCACGGCCGAGGTCGATGGCAGTGGCTCTCATGGTTACGTTTTGGATGACCATTCCTTGCAAGGCAGCCCGGAGGAGTGGGGGCGCGCAGCCGTCGCTTGCTATCGAGGCTTGCAGGCGGATTTGATCGTTGCCGAGAGGAACCAGGGCGGCGAGATGGTCGAGCATGTCATTCGCTCCGTGGACCCGAACGTCCCGGTTAAGCTGGTGACGGCGAGTCGGGGCAAGTTCGTGCGGGCCGAGCCAATAAGCGCGCTCTACGAGCAGGGCCGGGTTCACCATGTTGGTGTATTCGCGACCCTTGAGGATCAGATGATCGCGTTCACCCCTGAGACGGCTGCGGATAGGCGTCAAGAATCGCCTGATCGCGTGGATGCGCTGGTATGGGCAGCGAGCGAGTTGTTCGAGAGCATCGTTTCACGCCGGAAATCCGACCGGGCGTTGCCACGCAGGCAGAATAGCCGGTATTCGCCCCAAAGATGGAGACGGTCGTAATGCCCGAGAGAGGCGCAGCCTTGATCCGAGGAGGTGGTCCTCCCGGGGTAGCGCAGACAGGGGCGGGATTAACAAAAGAGGTTGCGAGTATAAAGACGCGATACCCGGCCCTGAAGGGGATTGGCTACGTGGCGTCCCGGGGCTCACCCCGGACATCTAATGGGGGGCAGCTTGAGTTTTTTCATCCTTTGGAGAGAGGTGGTCCAGGAGGGCAAGGAGCCAATCCCCTTCCTGGCGTGCCGTTTATTGAGGTTTATAACCGCAATCTCAGAGGCGAGTGGTTGGAAAGGGCGATTTTTGGCGATATGTTGCATTATCTACCGGAGGTGGACCCGAAGTTCAAGAGAATGCGCGAAGAATTCAGAAAAACGCTAACGCCAGAACAAAATAAGATGGATCAAACCGCATATAAGAATAGGAAGGCTGGCGGTGAAAATCGTTCATATGATGAATGGTTCGAGGCATCCCGATTGGACGCCTATTTGCGAGGTTATCTAGCGCCCGATGAACGCAATGACTGGAGGAATGCTTACACCCCCCCCCAAAAAGACCTTTTGGAACGAATGCATACCCATCTCAAAACCCCCAAGGGCAGAGGTGCAACCTTGATAGAGGGAGACCGCTGATGGCAGTACAAAACGCCACAGATATTGCGCGCGTCGATGGTGCCATGAATTTTATCGCCCAGTTTGAAAACCTCGGGAAGACAGGGTCAACAGGTGATGCCAAGCTTGAGCCATATGCAGATAGCGCGGGATTCGTGACTATTGGCTATGGCCGCAATACTGGTCTACAGATTGGGGTAGACAAAACGACGTTTGACAATTTGAGCGACGCCAAGCAGAAAACCCTTCTTCAAGAAAAGCTGAATGAATGGGCCAACAAGTCAACTACGAATAAGAGTTTTGCTGATCAGCATTTGAATACTGACAGTGCCGGCAATTACACTAGTCTTAAAAGTGAGGAGACGGCCTGGCGTGTTTTTAGAAAAGATACTTTGAAGACCATGGGGATTATACGTAGCGATTTTGGGGCGGCGCTTGCTGCCTTGAGCCCAGAACAACATGTGGCCCTGACATCTCTCTACTTTAATGTAGGCTCCTCGACAAAGTTTCCCAAGTTGTTCAAAATTCTTACAACCGGCCGGATACAGGATGCGAGCGGGGCATGGCGTGACGCGACGGGAGAAGATATTGTTCGAGAGTGGGGAAGCAAATTAGAGGGGGTCGTCAAGTCGGGCAACGTATACGAAGGGGGCATTCAGGACAGGAGACTTGTAGAGCTTGAACTCTTTAAGAAGGGTTCAGCCTTGAGGGGAGGTGGTCCTGGTGGGTTAGTGCAGCGGTTGCCATGGACAGACGCATCTGACCAGGCTCTCGCCACTGAATGGACTAACCGTTTGGTTAGCGGCCCAAAGACGCAGTGGCCGACGCCCGGGTCATCCGGATGGGCCGGACGAGGGGCATTTTTTAGAGCTGGGAGAATGGCTCCAGCGGGAGGGCCTTTTAGTACGGATCGGTTCCAGCCTAGTCGGGAGCAGGATTCCGCTGGCGACCGCCCCGCCTCGTTGGTGCCGGACACGGGAGGGCCTTCAGGTGATCTGCGTGGCTTGCGCCACCCGGTCAAACTACAGCCCCCAGTACGAAAAGGGGCGTCGTTATTGCGTGACCCCGACCAAAGGACGGCGAAGTTAGGAAGGATGGCGAGGTTAGTTTGACTATAGAAGCCACGCCGGAAGAGCGGAAGAATGGTTGGACCGACGAGACCCTGGCCGCCTATATCCAGGAGAGGGAGAAGGCCCAAGCCAAGTCCATCATCGACCGTGATCCGCTCCCACCCCGGGTACAGAACAGCCGATATTCACCCTTTCGTTGGAGATCGTGATGGGTTTTTTCGCTCCCAAATTCCCAGAGCCTATGCCGCTACCACCCATACCTAAACGGGCCGACGTGTCTAAGAAAAAACCACCTCGCAGACCCTCTAGAGAGGCTACGTACACGACACCAGGTGGCGCACAGGGCCTTGGAGACCCTACTTTTTTGAAGCGCCCTGGAGCTATGTCAGGAATCCAAGGAGGGGCGGCGGGCCAATTAGGCCGGGGGCCTGGCATGCGATCTGCCCGTCTAGGTGATGCATACTAAGCAAGGAGAGAAATCATGAGCGCTGAACGCGGTCTTTACACGAGGAGCGTGACTGCGATTGCCAATGACGCAATCGATAGTGAGCATTACGTTGACGGCTCAATAGACACTGCTCATCTAGGAGATTTACAGGTAACAACAGGGAAGATAGCAGCGGACGCGATCACAAGCGCCAAGATTGGCGATGATGCTATAGATTCAGAGCACTATACTGATGGTTCTATTGATAACGCACATATTGCTGATGATGCTATTGATAGTGAACACTACGCAGCAGGTAGTATTGACTTAGAACACATGTCTAGTCAATCTGTAGACGAGGATAATCTTCACATATCGAACAGTCCTACTAATGGATATATGCTCACAGCCCAGAGTGGCGATGCAGGCGGATTAACTTGGGCATCTGCTGGTGGTGGTGGCTTCACTTTGGCGTCTGAGCAGGCAACGACTTCCGGTGCTAGTGTTAATTTTGGTTCGATTCCAACTGGAACGAAACAAATTTATATTTC